GAAGCAATTCGTTATTGGTACGACTATCACTTTGATGGTTCAGATAGAGTATACTATAAACATCAAGTCACAGAAACTGATGTTGCAAACAAGTACATTACTCTTCCAGAGAATATCATCGGTGCTGTTCGTATTTTCCAGATTGGCGATCCATCGATTCGTGCCGACGATCTTTTCAACATTCGTTATCAGATTGCTCTGAACGACCTCTATACATTGACAAACGTTTCTCTCGTTCCTTACTATATGGTAATGGAACATCTTGCGCTTGTGACAGAACTTCTTGTCGGCCAACAACCAATTCGCTACGCGCGTCACAAGGATAGACTTCATATTGATATGGACTGGAATACAGTTCCTGTTGGATCGTATCTTCTCGTCGATGCATACGAAGTTGTGAATCCAGAGACATGGACAGACGCATGGAATGATCGCTGGCTTCAGAACTACGCTACTGCTCTGATCAAGAGACAGTGGGGTTCAAATCTTACCAAGTTTACTGGCATGCAACTTCCTGGTGGTGTGCAGTTCAATGGTGAAAAGATTTATGACGATGCCACTGAAGAAATTCGAAGAATGGAAGATGAGATGATTTCGTCGTATTCTCTTCCGGTTCTTGATATGATCGGATAAGATCTTGACTACTAATTTCTATTTCAATAATTTTAGTAATAGCCAAGAACAGCTTTTGATAGAAGATCTCGTAATGGAGTCTATCAAGGTCTATGGCCATGATCTTTATTATTGTCCTAGAACACTTGTAGCAAAAGATGATATCTACGGAGAAGATACTCTTTCCGAATATAAGACTGCTTACTTCATCGACATGTACATCAAGAATGTCGATAGTTACGAAGGCGATGGAAACTTCTTATCCAAGTTCAACTTAGAGATTCGAGACCAGATGACTTTAACAGTCTCTGTTCGCAACTTCATGAACGAGGTCGGAAGTCTAGAAAATATTGAAAGACCAAGAGAAGGAGATCTGATCTACATTCCGATGCTAGATCGCCTCTGGGTCATCAAGTACGTAAACAAAAATGCTGTATTTTACCAGATGGGTGCAATTCAAATGTACGATCTGGTGTGTGAAATGTTTGAATATAGTTCAGAGAAATTTAGCACCGGCATTGAAGCAATCGATAGTATCGAGAAAGATCTTTCTCTCGCCTCTACAGATTATGCTCTTCTTACGCAAAATGGATTCATTATTACTGACCAAGACGGATATCAGATTGTTCAGAGTGGCTATAACTTCGAGGAGCAAGCAAGAGATCCTTACGAAGACAATACAGAGTTCCAGCTGGAGGGTGACACTATCTTAGACTGGTCGCAAATCGATCCATTCTCAGAGGGAGCAGTATAATGTTCGGTCGTACATGGAACCATGATACTCTCAGAAAGTATGTCATACTTTTCGGAACACTTTTTAATAACATCTGGATTACACGCGACAACGCATCTGGTGAATCGATTCAGACTCTAAAAGTTCCTCTCTCGTATGGTCCAAAAGAAAAATTTCTAGCAAGACTTGAAGCCAACCCAGGACTTTCAAATAAAGTCGGTGTTGTTCTTCCACGTATTTCATTCGAGATGACATCGTTTCAGTATGACTCCGAGAGAAAACTGAATACGCTGAATCGATACTATAAGCAACCAACAAACAACGGCACAGATGATCGTATTGCTTATCAGTACATGCCAGTTCCGTATAACATCACATTTCAAATGTCAATCATGGTCAAGAACGCCGAGGATGGAACTCGTATCATCGAGCAGATTCTTCCTTTCTTCACCCCAGAATGGACGGCTTCTGTAAATTTGATTCCCGACGTTGATGCCGTGATGGACATCCCGATTATTCTAAATGATGTTAATGTAAGTGATACTTACGAAGGACGTTTTGAAGAAAGACGTACTATTATTTGGGATTTGACCTTTACAATGAAAGCATACATCTTTGGACCAACAAAGAAATCTGGCCTGATCAAGTTTGCTCAAGCAAATATGAGACTCACAGATTCACCTACTACGGCAAATGCATTTACTACTGCAAACACTGTGGTAGTGACAGCAAAGCCAGGACTCACCGCACAGGGTGAACCTACAAGCAATGCAGCTCTATCAATTGATTATCTGGAAATCAAATCAACTGATGATTATGGATTCATTAATGACTTTATAGAGAATATCTAATGAGTAATATCGATAAATTTACTGGCTCAAACTCAAATCTGCCAGCAGTAATTGAAAAGAAAGCTACCACACAGACCGAGGCAGATTTTGAATATGCCCGTGAAAACATGATGGAAGTAATCAACAAAGGTCAAGAGGCACTCTTTGATCTCATGGACGTGGCTCGACAGAGTCAGCATCCAAGAGCCTATGAAGTTCTTGCTACTATGATGAACACCATGGTGAGTGCAAGCAAAGACCTGCTGGATCTTCAAGCAAAGAAGAAAAAGATTCTAGAAGCCGATCCTGAAGCTTCTCCACAGCAAGTTACAAACAATCTTTTTGTCGGATCAACTGCTGATCTACAGAAGATGATATCAAACATTAAAGGTGATTCTACCTAATGTTTGACTCTATGAAGAAAATGTTTGATAAGGGTTATAATGGCAACCCGCTTCTCAAGAAAGCTCGTCGTAAGATCGAGTGGACGCCTGAGATGGTGGAAGAATATATTAAGTGTGCACAAGATCCCATCTACTTTGCTGAAAAGTACATTCAGATTGTACACGTTGATCATGGCTTGATCCCAATCAAGTTATACGATTATCAAAAAGAAATTGTTACTAAGTTAACTAACAACCGCCGAGTCACTGTTGTTACATCTCGCCAGGCTGGTAAGACGACAACCGCCGCGGCTATTATTCTTCACTATATTCTGTTCAACGACCATAAAACAGTTGCTCTTCTTGCTAACAAGGGTGATGCGGCTCGTGAAATTCTAGACAGAATCAAACTGTCTTATGAATCTCTGCCAGAGTGGCTGCAGCAGGGTGTGGTTGAATGGAACAAAGGTTCGATCGAACTTGAGAATGGCTGTAAGGTTATTGCTGCTGCAACCTCATCCTCTGCCATTCGTGGTAAGTCGATCTCGCTGCTATACATCGACGAAGCTGCATTCGTTGAAAACTGGGATGAGTTCTTTGCATCGGTTTTCCCTACAATTTCATCAGGTGAAACTACCAAGATCCTCTTCACCTCTACACCAAATGGTTTGAACCACTTCTATAAAACCTGTATGGGCGCCAAAGAAGGAACTAATGGTTATCAATACGTTGAAGTTCCTTGGCAGAAAGTTCCTGGTCGTGATGAGAAATGGCGCCAAGAAACTCTTGCTGCTATGGACTTTGACCATGAGAAGTTTGCTCAGGAATTCGAGTGCGCATGGTTGGGTTCTTCTGGTACTCTGATTTCAGGCGCAGTACTAAAGAGTCTGGTAGTAAAAGCTCCACTTGCATCGAAAGCTGGACTTGCTCAATATTTTCTACCAGAAGAAGAGCACAAGTATGTTCTAGTAGCAGACGTATCAAGAGGTAAAGGCCTGGATTACTCTGCTTTCCAGATTATCGATGTCACAAAGATGCCATACAACCAGGTTGCAGTATACAGAAGCAACTTAGTAACTCCTGTTGACTATGCAGTAGAAATCCACCGAATTGCTAAACTCTATAATGATGCTACAATACTTGTAGAAATCAATGACATCGGCGGTCAAGTTGCTGATACTCTTTATTTTGATTATGACAGTGAAAACTTAATCTATACTGAAAATGCCGGCGCAAAAGGCAAAAGAATTTCGGGCGGATTCAATAAATCAGCAGACCGGGGTGTGCGCACTACAAAGACCGTGAAGTCTATTGGTTGCTCTCTGTTGAAACTTCTCGTAGAACAATATCAGCTTATTATTCATGATCATGATACTATCCAAGAGCTTTCTACGTTCTCGAAAAAGAATAGTTCGTATGAAGCCGAGCCAGGGTGTCATGACGACCTTGTAATGTGTTTGGTTCTTTTTGCTTGGTTGTCAGACCAACAGTACTTCAAAGAACTAACCGATATTCATACTCTCATGAAACTGAGAGATAAAACTGATGAAGAAATTGAAAATGATTTAGTGCCTTTTGGCTTTATCGATGACGGACATCCTGAAGATGACGTTGTAGACATGACTCAGAAGTGGAATCCGGAATTTGCTGGCTTGTTTTCCTAATCTAGCAACATTATAAATAAAACAAACTCGTATATAAAACCTTCGACTAAGGGAGATAACAATGGCGTTTCAAGTCAGCCCTGGAATTAATGTATCTGAGATCGACCTAACTACTACCATCCCATCGCTGGCTACCACTGTAGGTGCTTTCGGTGGCGTGTTCCGTTGGGGTCCTGTCGGAAAGTTCATTCTAGTAGATTCAGAAAATACTCTTGCCGCACGTTATGGCAAGCCAACATCAGACAACTACGAAACATTCTTCACAGCGGCTAACTTCCTTGCATATGGTAATGCTCTCTATGTAAGTCGTGCAGCTGTTACAACTGGTTTCTCAAATACGGTTACTTCAACAAGTGTTAACCTACAGAGCAATACAACTGTTATCCTGACAGGCAATAACCACGGTGTTCAAGCTGGTCATGCAGTATTCGGTGCTGGTATTCCAGACGGAACCTTTGTTTCAACCGTCACTGCTAACTCGACAGCTCTTGCTGTTGTTCTGACTGCAAATGCTACTACATCGACTGATGCTCAACTGAATTTCTTTGCAAATACTCTTGCTCTGAATGCTGTTGCTAATAGTGGCGTTATTGAACTGGCTGACTGTATTGTAAAGAATGCTGATGACTTCGAAGACAAGGGTCCAGCAAATGCTACCTTTGCTAGCACACAATTCGTAGCTCGTTATCCAGGTGATCTTGGTAACTCGCTTCGTGTGTCGATGTGCGATTCTGCAAATCAATACAGCAAGACAATTAATCCATTCAGCAACTCGAGCGTTGGCGGTGTAGCAACTACATATCGTCTTGATCAACTTGCTGCTGCTGGTATTACTATCAATGTAAACTCTTCGACTGCTAACGTATTCCTTACATGGGATTCAGGTGCTTCGACCCTTACATATGCTGAAACAAAGAATGCTGCAAATACAATCCTACAGTCTCTGTCTGTAGGTGACTATATCGAGCTTGGTAACACAACCGTTGGTACACAGGCACTCAAGATCAAGTCGCTTCCAACAGTTTCTTCGGATGACGCTTCAACTCAAGCATACTTCAACATCACGTTTGAAGATACTTGGAATCGTGCTTCGAACTTCACTGGTAACACAATTCCACGCAAGTGGGAGTTCTACAACACTGTTCCGGTTGCTCCAGGAACTTCACGCTATCTTTCGGATCGCGGTCTTACAACTGTTGACCAAGTCAGCGTTGTGGTTGTTGACGAAGACGGTAAGTTCTCGGGTACTCCAGGAACAGTCCTTGAAGTATACGAAAATCTTTCGCGTGCTACAGATGCTGTTGGTGAAGACGGTACAACAGCCTTCTACAAGACAGTTATTAACGATAACTCACGCTATGTATGGGCAACCAACGATCGTTCAGAAGCAACATCGACTGCTGCTGCAAGCCTTTCGAACTCAACTGCAACTACACCATATTCGAAGTCGTTTATCGGTGGACGAGATGGTGTGACTGAAAGCACAGCAACAGTTGCTGCTCTTGCTTCGGCTTACGATCTGTTTGCTGATGCTTCAACTGTTGACGTATCTCTGCTAATGACTGGTAAGTCGGTTGGTGCTTCAAACGGAGCTCAACTTGCTAACTATCTCATCGACAATATCGCTGATGTTCGTAAGGACTGTGTGGTATTCGTTTCGCCCCAGAAGGAAGACGTTGTCGGAAGCGGAGTGGAAGGTTCACAAGCTTCGAACATTGTAACATTCCGTCAGAGCGTACGCAATAGCTCGTATGCATTCATCGACTCGGGTTACAAGTATCAGTACGACAAATACAATGACGTATATCGCTATGTTCCACTGAATGGTGATATTGCTGGTCTGACAGCTCGTTCTGATGATCTACGCGATCCTTGGTTCTCGCCAGCTGGTTATAACCGAGGTCAAATCAAGAATCTTGTCAAGCTAGCTTATAGCCCGAACAAGACCGATCGTGATCTTCTTTACAAGAACGATGTCAACCCAGTAATCACACAACCAGGTCAAGGAACTGTACTGTTCGGCGATAAGACTGCTCTTGGTCGTCCAAGCGCGTTTGATCGTATTAACGTACGCCGTCTGTTCATTGTTCTTGAAAAGACAATTGCAACAGCTGCAAACCAAATGCTCTTCGAATTCAATGACGAGTTCACCAGAGCACAGTTCCTGAATCTGATTGAACCATTCCTCCGTGATGTTCAGGGCCGCCGTGGTATCACTGACTTCCGTGTTGTTTGCGACGAAACAAACAATACTCCAGAAGTTGTTGATACAAACCGCTTTGTTGGTGATATCTACATCAAGCCAGCAAAGAGCATCAACTTCATTCAGCTGAACTTTGTCGCCGTAAGATCCGGTGTTGAGTTCAACGAAGTTGTCGGCCAGTTCTAATAAATAAAAGAAACTAGGAGGAAAAAAGAAATGGCTTTTAATATCAATGAAATGAGAAGCCAACTGGTCTACGGCGGTGCACGTCAGAATCTCTTTCAGGTACGTATCAACAATCCTGCAAACGCTTCTGGCGACCTAAAAACACCATTCATGGTTCAAGCTGCTCAGATTCCAGAATCAACTCTCGGAGTAATTCCAGTATTCTACTTCGGCCGACAAATGAAGTTGGCCGGAGATAGAACATTCGGTGACTGGACAGTAACAGTCATTAACGATGAAGACTTCCTGATTCGTAACGCCATGGAAGAATGGTCAAACCGAATCAATCGTCTTGAGCGTAACGTTCGCGACATCAATCGATACAAGTCGAATGCTACTGTAATCCAGTATGCAAAAGACGGTACACCTATTCGCGAGTATAAGTTCAATGGAATCTTCCCGAGTGTTATCTCACCAATCGAACTTGATTGGGCATCAACTGATCAGATTGAATCGTTCCAGGTTACATTCTCATACGATTACTGGACTGTAAGTGGTGGCACCACCGATAGAGCTGGTGGAGAATAATAAGTAAGGGGTAACCACTCCCCTTACTTTTTTTGTTAATTAGGAGTCCAAATGGCCGAATTATTTGGTTTTGAAATCATTCGAAAGAAACCACAGGAAGAACTGCCGTCCTTTGCGCCAAAGCTCGAAGAAGACGGTGCTCTTGTTGTTTCCGAAGGTGGTGCATACGGCCAGTATGTAGATCTTGAAGGCGCAGTTAGAAACGAAGCGGAACTTGTTAGTAAGTACCGTGAAATCTCTATGCATCCGGATGTCGAAATGGCCGTTGACGATATTGTCAACGAAGCTATTGTTATGGATCCCAAGAAAGAGATTGTCAGTCTCAATCTTGATGATCTTGAACAACCAGACAATATTAAAAAGATGATCCTTGAAGAGTTCGACAATGTAATCGAACTTCTCGAATTCAATCAGCACGCCTATGAGATCTTTCGTAAATGGTACGTTGATGGCAGACTTTATTACCATTTGATTATTGACGAGAAAGCACCGCGTGAAGGTATCAAAGAACTAAGATATGTCGACCCGCGTAAGATTCGTAAGATTAAGACTCAAAAGAGAGTCAAGGCAAATAAGAACACGAATGTAATTATTAATAAAACAGCCGAAGAGTTCTACATCTATAATGATAAGGGATTCGCAAAGGCTCCTACACAGGGATCTACATATAATGATCCTGCCTCACAGGGCATTCGTATTGCTGTAGATTCTGTTGTTAACGTATCATCGGGCCTTGTAAATGTTCCAGGCGATATGGTAATTGGTTACTTACAGAAGGCAATTAAACCTCTGAACCAGCTAAAGTCGATGGAAGACTCACTGGTTATCTACCGTATTTCTCGTGCACCAGAACGTCGTATTTTCTACATCGACGTCGGTAACCTACCAAAGATGAAGGCAGAGCAATATCTTCGTGATATCATGACTCGCTTCAAGAACCGTGTAGTTTACGATGCCCAAACTGGTGAGATTCGTGACGATCGCAAGCACATGACAATGCTTGAAGACTTCTGGCTACCACGCCGCGAAGGCGGTAAGGGAACAGAGATCACGACTCTTCCTGGAGGTCAAAATCTTGGCCAGATGGATGATGTTATCTATTTCCAACGCAAGCTTTACAAGTCGCTAAACGTTCCGATTACTCGTCTCGATCCAGAGGCACAGTACAACTTTGGTCGTGCTACTGAGATTTCAAGAGATGAAGTAAAGTTTGCTAAGTTCATTACTCGTCTTCGCGGTAAGTTCTCTGAACTATTCAACAAGATTCTTGAGAAGCAATTAATTCTAAAGGGTGTTATCACCAGCGAAGATTGGCAAGAGTTTAGAACCAATTTTAAGTATGAATATTCAGAAGATAACCATTTTGCTGAATTAAGAAATACTGAAATTCTTCGTGATCGTATCTCAATGCTCCGCGATATTGACGATTATGCTGGCAAATACTATTCGCACGAATGGATTCGTCGCAATGTTCTGTATCAGACTGAAGAAGATATCAAGGAAATTGATGAGCAGATTGTAGATGAACAAGATAACCCACAGTATAATCCGCCGGTTGAACTGGGTCCG